TGGCCACGACGCTCTCCCAGAGTAACGAGGTGGCGTTCGGCTTGGGGCAAGTGGGCGATGACTGGCAAGCGGAGGTGTGGTTTTTTGAGGCGGTAACGGGCGGGTGGATCTGGGGCCGGGCACTGGCCTATGACAGCGGGAACGTGTTTGCGGTGAGCCGGATCACCGATGCAGAACGGACGGCGTTACAGGCGGCCTCCCAAGCGTTGACGCGAGAATAAAGAAAGCCCCGATTATCGGGGCTTTCTTTTTATAGGTCATTACGGTTTGCTTTAGCAGAGCTTTCATCAAGCCGTTCGTTAAAATCACTTGTGTTATACATTAGAATATAACTTTGCTCATTATCCGCACTACTCATAAGACGAAGAAAAACGGTGTTATCATCGAAACCTACATCTGCCGTCTGGTTTGGCATGGTGGTAACAGCTTTGAGCTCATCCTGACTCATAGGCATTGATGGCGCACCATATTTTTCATTCAATCCTTTCAATACGGAAAGAAACTGGTTCTCATCTTTAAGCTCTATTGCAACTCTGACCAGCTTGTCATCAATAAATAAGGTATGGCCATAAGTTTTTCCACCAGAAAATTTGAAGTTTTGGCATGACATCATTTGAATTTGATTGTCATCTTTATCCATTTCCCCAAACTTACATATTTGTGTTTTTCTGACTTCTTTTGGAGTCATTCCAAACTTCAACTCTTTATATCCATCTACGGCCATAACCGGTAAAGCCATCATGACAAGTAATGCACCGAGCCCCATCTTCCGCATTTTCTATTCCCCTATGTACATATGAGTTCAATCGGATACTACCATACTGCTCTCAAGTTCAGGAATCCATCACGAGGATGGTTGAGCGTAATCCATGCTTTGCATCACTCGTTCCAGCGAATCCTTCAACTCCTGCACCAGTTCCGGGGTGCTGTTGCGCAACGCCTGGATGATGGCTGCCTCAATATCGGCGGCATTGGTAAAGTCGGGGGTGACCGAGATGGCCAACTGATGACTCAGGGCAATCTGCACCGGGGGCGGCGTGGTCAGGGTGCTGGTGGTCGCACTCTTGGCCATGGGCGGCAAGAGGCGTTCCATCTCCTTGTCTGCGTCGTTTTTGGTACCATTCTTACCGTCACTAAACCACCCCATTACCCCCTCGGTGATGGCCTTGACGCCTTCTTCCCCCAAGATGGCTCCGAGGATGCCGCCGCCGATGCTGCCAATGCCAGTACCAATGCCCGGCATGATCATCGTGCCCAAGGCCGCCCCGCCATAAGCCCCCGCTGCACCACCCGCCAATGACCCGCCGACTCCGGCAGTGGTGGTGAGCAACTGGTCGCTGTCGCCGTTTTGGGCGGCATCGTAGATTTGTGCCCCGCCAAACAGCAGCGCGGGCAACCACCCAAGCATCTTGCCCCCCTTTCCACCTAGGGTTTTGCCTGCCCCGTCTTTAAGGGATTGCAACCAGCCCCCGCTGGTGGCCGGAGGTGGCACAGGGGCACCAGATAGGCGGTGATCCATCCAGCTTGGCATCTTACTGGTGGCGGTTGCGGCAGGGGCTCCTTTGGCCATTGCCTCTACAGCCTCTTTTGTGGCGGCACCCTCTTTGCCAGAGAACCATCCTGCAATCGTGGTTCGAGCTTTACGGGATGCACCGACCACAAGGCCTTTACCCAGCAGCATGGCGGCGGCAGTTCCGGCCAAGGTTGTACCAGGGTTCTCGGCAATAAAATTACCGCCCTTATCCAGCCCCTTTGCCAATAGACCGGTCAGTGGGCTAATGGCACTGGAGAAGTCTGCCACGCTTTCATAGAACCTGGTGGTGGATGCCTCCCAGCTCGATGTCAGATCTTCAAACGGGCTGAAGCTCTCTTTTAACCCTTTATCCAACTGGCCATCATAGTTGCCCATAGTGGCATCTGGGTTTTTTATCCCCTTGATAACACCTTTGACTGATGTCAACGAGAGGTCTTCTGTGAACATGGTGCCAAAAAGCGCTTCGACTATTGGTTTGGCCTTGTTCGGATCGCTGGCATATAGGTCAACACCGGTTTGCAGAGCGTTTAAAAATGGGGTTGCTTTATCGCCACCACTCTCGTTCGCCTGACGATATTGCCCGATATACGATTTGAGCCGTTGGCGCATCTTTGGGTCATCAACCGTCTCTATCAGTCCGGGAGTTTTGCCGTTCCCTAATATTTTGCTCAATTCGCCAGGGTCAGAGAAACGAGCCTTGATCGCCTCTTTTAAGCCATCACCAATTTTGTCATATTGATATGCGCCACCCTTCATACCTTCGGCCAATAGTGCACTGAACTGTTTGGCACTGAGCCCCAGTTCAGCAACAAGGGGGGCGTATTCGTTGAAGGTATCAAGCAGGTCATTCGTGCGATCTCCCGCCTTGGTGTAGACCCCATAGATGAGATCGGAGGCTTCCTCCACTTTGACACCGAACGCCTGTTGCGTTTGATAGGTTGCACGAAGGATCTCCTGCACATCGGAGTTAGGCATGGCCCGGTTTAAGGCCAACGCTCTACTGGCCATGTCTCGCCCGGTCTTGTCATCGACACCCAGGCGGATGGTTTCTTCCCGTGCGGCCAGCGCTTCGGCTTCTGTGACCCCAATATTTCTGACGGCCTGATTCTTCCAATCACGCTCAGCACTGCTGGAAAAGAACCCGGCAGGTTTGCCGGTTCGAAAACTTGCCTGATGCTCCAGCTGCGCGGTGCTGAGTCCTCGCTGGGTGGCGGCATAGGCGACCCCTCCTGCCACCACATTGCCAACCAGTTGATCCATCCCTTCCCCAAGAGACTTGATGCTTTTGGCGGCCTCTTCGGTCTCTTTGAGTTGGGTATTGAGCCGCCGTTGCTCCTGGGTCAGGTTGCTGATGTTGACCTCGGCCCGGCGAAGGGCCGAAGCGTATTGTTGAAGCTGCTGCTCCTGTTGTTGGAATTCCCGGCTGGTGGTGCCTGACTCACGCCCCAGCTGCTCTAGCCCCTCCTGCATACGGCGGAACTCGGTCACGTCCCCTGCGGTCTTTTGAAGCCCCTTAAAATCCTGTTCGAGTTTCTTGGCCTCTTTCTCGATCCGCTTCTTGTGCTGGGTGAACAGGTCTTCAATGCCGACCGTCAGCTCCAGGGCAAAGTTATTTCCGTTCATCAAGCATTACCTCAAGGAGAAAGGTGAGTTCAGGCCAAGTCATGTCGAGGACTTCGCGATAGGTGGCGCGACCTTGCCGCCCGTCCGTCAGGACTCGGATTGCGTTTTTGAGGTGTCGCTCGGTGATACGGAGGAGGGGCGAGGCTTTCCCATCAGGACGCTCAGGTGGATGAACTCGCCATATTCGAGCTGGTCGATGAGCACATCCACCGGCACGGGCAGTTCGCCTTCCAGCGTGACCTGCGCACCCTCATCCGTGGTGGTCTCCACCAGGGTGCCGAACACCAGGACGCTGGCCGCGACCCCGGCAAGGACGGCATCGGATGCCTCAAACCCGAAGCTGTCTTTGGCAAAGCGGACGGCCTCGATGCGATCACGCACCTTGGGTACGCGCAGGCGACGGGCGGCATTGAGCTTGCGGCCCTGGTAGGTGATGTCGTAGGGCAACGGGCAGATGCCGTGCTTCTCAATCATGGTGGCAATCGTGGTTTGGGTCAGTGGTTGTTTCATGGTGCCTCCAGGCGTTGTTGTTGACTGGATGGTAATGCACTGCGCCGATGGCCCATGCCCTTGGGCATCGCGCCCGCGAACAGATAGCCACAATAGCCCCATGTTGTTTTGGAGGTGATTGCGGATGTTGATCCCGTCTGTTTTACGTCAGTCATTGGAACTGCGCACCCTGAGCCAGCTGACGGCTGACGAACTCGGTGCACTGCGCCAGGCGCTGCCGGGGTTGCATGTGCGAGACATCGACAACTGTCACCCGAGCTTTTTGCCCTGGCTTGCCTGGCAGTGGCGGGTTGACGTGTGGGATGACGCCTGGCCAGAGGCCCAGAAGCGGGCCGTGGTCAAGGATGCGCTGTTGCTGTTTCGCTATAAGGGCACGCCCTGGGCGGTGAAACGGGCGCTGGATCTGACCGGTTATAACTGCCAGTTGCTTGAGTGGCACCAGATGATCCCTGAAGGACTGCGGGGCACCTTTCGGGTGGATGTGCAGCAGCAGGATGAGACCAAGCCGATTGATGCGGCCTTCTATCGCAACGTGACCACGCAGGTGGAGAGCAACAAGCGGGGGTCGCAGCACTGGGGGATGCGGGTGATCGGCCCACAACTGCGCGGGCAGGTGGTCACTCGCGCTTATGTCACCAGCCAGGAACGCGCCATCATCGGCCCTGCACCTCTGCAACCGGTTCATGGCCAGGTGCGAGCGCATGGCGTCATCGTGGCAAAAGAGTCAACTACCGTGAGAGGAATGTGATGAATTATTACGCAGTGCTAACCGACCATGGCGCACAGCTCATTGAGCAGGCGTACCAGCATGGCCAGGTGGTTACCATCACTCAGATGGCCATCGGCGATGGTGGCGGCGTAGAGCTTGAGCCTGCGACCAGTGCCCTGGCTGTGGCGGGTGAGTTTGACCGGGTGCCGCTGACGTCTGGTGCCTCTGCCAGCTCGATGCTGGGAGGTGGTGTGGACTATGAGAGCACGACTCATGTCGGGAAGTGGATCCGCACCCTGGGCTTGATGGACGCGCAGGGTAACCTGATTGTCTATTCCAACTATCCGCCCACCTACATTGCCGACAAGGGCTCAACCCTGTTTCGCACGCTTGGCCTCAACATCCAGCTGCCTATCGTGCATGGGGACGCGGTGACGGTGATCGTTGAAAGGCCGCCGTATCCCCCAGCCACTGAAACCGAGTATGGGGTGGTCAAGCTGGCGACCCAAGCACAGACCGACGCAGGGGCGGAGGATGACGTAGTGGTCACGCCGAAGAAGCTGAAGGCGTGGGTCAAACAGGCGACTGAGACTGTGCTTGGGATGTTGAAAGTGGCGACGCAGGCGCAGACCAACGCGGGTACGGCGGATGATGTTGCGGGAACCCCCAAAAAAATGCGGGCGGGGTTTGCAGTGTTGCTCGCACCCAACGGCTATGTCGCATTTCCGACATGGATGGGCGGACTAATTATTCAGTGGGGCAGGACACCAGATTCTAGCGCGAGTGCAGATATTGTAGTGACTTTTCCCACTACATTCCCCAGTGAGGTTTATTCGATTGCATTTGCAGGTGACACTTTCCCAGGAACGGCGAATTACAACCGAACGTTGAGCAGCCTGGGTAGAGGAACCTTCAACTACTCAGCGATGGCTACCGGATCTCAAGTCAGGGTCGGCGGGTACGGGTGTTACTACATTGTGATTGGTCGCTAAGAAAAGGAGTAGAAAAATGACTGTTAAATATTCAGCCTCACTAGGTGGTTTTTTTGATACGAGGATCCATGGGGCTGCGATACCGCTTGATGCAGTAGATATATCTGAGGAGTATCACGCATCACTGCTGCTCGCCGAATCGATAGTACCCGATGAGCATGGCTATCCGATTGCTACAGCCCTGCCAAAACCCAGTCGTACCAAATCATCTCTGCTGGCAGATTTGGCCACGAAACGCTGGCAAGTAGAAACTGGAGGCATAATTGTTGCCGGTATCCATATCGCAACAGACCGAGTGTCACAGACACAACTCAACACTGTTTACACGTCACTGAAAATGGGCCTGATTGTTGATACACCATGGAAAGATGCAGATGGGCTTTTCACCGCAATGACGCTATCAGAGATAGAACCTGTGGTACAAGCTGTTGCCACTCACGTTCACACCTGTTTCACAGTAGAAGAAGCCCACAATGAGGCTATCAATGCTCTACAGGAACAGGTTGAGCTGGATACCTACGACATCAACACAGGGTGGCCAGAGACACTTTCATAACTGAACCAAGCCTAAAGGCTGGTCTCAGAGGCATTTATAGGCTATTCCTCATAGGTTCCTAACGATGACACTCGTCTCGTTTTAACTCGATTAGGCACGCTTAGATTCGGTATATTTGTGGGTTTAAAGTAGATTCTCGTTAGGTTCAAGTCAGCGCCTCGCCGTCAGTATTGCCATCGATCAGATGGGCGCTGGCACCCGCCACCCCGAAGGCGGCGGTAAAGGCCTCGGCGCGGCTGCCAAACAGATCTTTCTTGCCCGCGACGATGGCCACGGTGCGATCCGGGTGCTCACTGAAGATCACCTTCATGTCGCTACCGGTCAGGTTGGCCAGATCACCGTTGCGGGCAATGAAGTTGATGCACCCTTCCACCTTGCTGAGCGGTACGACCCAGGCCGGACCAAAGCTGTCGGCGGTGGCTGGCGTCTTGCTCTTATCATCCCACCCGGTATTCAGGCCGCTGTCAGCGGTAGCGTTGCAGGCATCTTTGTTCCAAAGATGCAGGCTGTGGCTGTCAAAGGGCGTTTTGGCCCCTTTGGCTGCCGACTGGGTATCCACCAGTGCAATGACCACCTGATTGTCGCCGG